TTAGAAGAAACACCAGTAATAACTTCTAAGGGTTTGATGAGTATTGAAGCAAATCAAAGATTACATTTACCTGATGTTCATGTAAGTAAAGAAGAGATGAAGACTTACTTTGATGCAACAGTAGGTACAGGCAGAGTATTTATGTTTGACCATTTTGGCTCAAACTCTATTGATAATATTGTATCAAGAGTTAGATACTTAGCTAAGGGATTAGATTGTAAGTATATTATAATTGACCACGTTAGTATTATAGTATCAGACCAAAGTCATGGAGATGAACGAAGAGCATTAGATGAGATTATGACTAGACTTAGAACACTTGTACAAGAGACAGGCGTTGCTATGATAGTTGTATCACACCTTAGAAGACCTGAAGGTAAGGGTCATGAAGAGGGAGCATCAACTTCTTTATCACAGCTTAGAGGTTCGGCTAGTATAGGTCAGCTAAGTGACATGGTTATTGGGCTTGAGAGAGACGCACAGAACGATGACCCTGATATTAGGAACACCACTAGGATAAGAGTATTAAAGAATAGATTCTCTGGTATTACAGGTCCTTGTTGTGATTTAAAATATGATATAGATACTGGTAGACTTAATGAGGTGAAGTCAGATGACTTTTAATAAAGTTGTATTTGATATAGAAACAACCATGACTGCTGATAAGATATGGTGTATTGTTTGTAAACATGGCGATACTTATTATCAGTTTAAAGAAGATAGGTTACATAGGTTTGCTGAATTAATAAAACAAACTGATGAAGTTATAGGTCATAATATAATTGGATTTGATATACCAGTTGTCAATAAAATTTTTGGTTATGATGTATTTACTAATTGTAAAGTAACTGATACTTTAGTTTTATCTAGGTTATTAAATCCTATGATAGAAGGTGGACACTCATTAAAAAATTGGGGTACTAAGTTAGGTCAAAGTAAAATACACTTTGAACAGTTTGATTATTTCTCTGAAGATATGTTAACTTATTGTAGAAATGATGTTGAACTAACTGAAAGACTTTATAAATTTTTAATTAATAAAACAAAAGACTTTGGACAATCAGTTGAATTGGAACATAAGGTTGCACAAATAATTCAGAAACAACATGAACAAGGATTTAAGATTAATGTTGTTGAAGCATATGAATTACAATCTAAGTTTCAAGAAGATATGAATAACTTAACTTCTAAAGTTAGAGAAACTTTTCCTCCAATGAAAGTAGAAGAAGAGTTTATACCTAAGTCTAATAACAAAGCAAGAGGTTATGTAAAGGGTGTTCCCTTTACTAAAGTTAAATACAAAGAATTTAATTTAGGTTCAAGGCAACAGATTGCTGAACGACTAATGTTACTTGGGTGGAAACCTAAGAAGAAAACAGATAAAGGTCATGTGATTGTTGATGAGAAAGTATTATCTGAAATACATAATATACCTGAAGCTAAATTAATAAATAGATTCTTAATGCTACAGAAAAGAATTGCTCAAGTTAATTCTTGGATTGAAGGCATTAAGGAAGATGGTAGAGTACATGGCAAAGTTATTACCAATGGTACAATAACTGGAAGAATGAGCCACCAGTCGCCCAACATGGCTCAGATTCCTGCTGTGTACTCTCCTTATGGTAAAGAATGTAGGGCATTATGGACAGTAAACAAAGGTTATAAACTAGTAGGTGTTGATGCTTCTGGACTTGAGTTAAGAATGTTAGCACACTATATGAATGATGAAAGGTACACACATGAAGTCGTTAATGGAGATATACACACAGCAAATCAAAATGCTGCTGGTCTGGAATCAAGAGATAAGGCGAAGACTTTTATCTACGCATTTATCTATGGAGCAGGTTCAAAAAAAATCGGAAGTATCATTGGAGGTTCGGAAAGAGATGGCGAAAGAGCTAAAGAAAAATTTCTTAGAGCAACACCAAGTCTTAGAAGCTTACGAGAAAAAGTGGAACGAGTGGCTCAACGAAGATGGGTCAGAGGACTTGACCAAAGAAAAATAATAATAAGATATCCTCATGCAGCATTGAATACTTTATTACAAGGAGCAGGTGCTATTGTTATGAAGTATGCGTTGACATTGCTAGAAGAATATGTTATAAGAAAACAAATCAAAGCATTTCCAGTTGTAAATGTACACGATGAATTTCAATACGAGGTTGAAGAAAGTAGAGCCGAAGAGTTTGGAAGACTAGCAGTACAATCAATTATAGATGCAGGTAAACAATTAAATGTAAGGTGTCCACTAAATGGCGAATATAAAATCGGAAACAACTGGTCAGAAACACATTAGTACGATAGCAACAGACATCAAGCAATTGATTTCTGATATATCTACTGGTAAACCTGCCAACATGACAGAGGAAAACTTAAATGTTTTTCTTAATAATATTAAAGAAGCTGTTCTAGCTTGGAATACTTCTCAAGTAAAATCAGAAAAGTATGAGGGTAAACTTAGAATGTCTTCTATTGGTAAACCTGCAAGACAACTATGGTATGATAAACATAGTCCTAAAGATAGAAAGAATGAAGACACAGGATTAAATTTAAAATTTTTATATGGTCATATCATTGAACATTTAGTTTTATATTTAGCTGAACTTGCAGGGCATACTATCAAAGACCAACAAAGAAAAGTTGAAGTGTCAGGAGTATCAGGACACATAGACAGTATCATTGATGGTGAAGTATGTGATGTTAAGTCAGCATCACCTTTTAGTTTTAAAAAATTTCAATCAGGTGAAATAGTTGGTGATGACCCTTTTGGTTATCATGCCCAGTTAGCAGGATATGAAGAAGGTTGTGATACAAAAGCAGGTGGCTTTCTTGTTGTTGATAAATCTTCTGGTGATATTTGTTTTTACAAACCAGATGATATGGCTAAACCAAATGTTAAATCTTTAATTAAAAATTTAAATACTGCTTTAGAACAAGACACTCCTCCAAAAAAATGTTATGAGTTTAAGACAGAAAAGAATGGTAATAAAACTTTAGCTACTGGTTGTATGTTTTGTCCACACAAATGGGAATGTCATTCTGATGCTAATGGTGGTAAAGGTTTAAGAGTATTTAAATATTCTAATAAGAATGTTATGTTAGCTGAGGTTGTTAAAGAACCTAATGTAGATGAAATTACAAATCAATATAAGGAACAATTAAAAAACTATGGAAAAAGAACTGATACACAAGCACCTGTTAATTAGGGCAGAGGTAAAGAAACCTTTACAAACTGAAGAAGATACAGTTGCTTGGATGAAAAACTTAATTAATAAAATAGATATGAATATATTAGCAGGACCTTATTCATCTAGAGTTACTAAGAAAGGTAACAAAGGATTAAGTGGTGTTGCTATTATAGATACTTCACACATTGGTATTCATACATGGGATGAACCTCAACCTGCATTAGTACAGCTAGATGTTTATTCTTGTAAGGAATTTAAGAAGACAGATGTACTAGAATGTTTAGAAACATTTGAACCTATTATTGTAGAGTATAAATATTTTGATAGAGAAACTAATTTTAAGGAACTCAAGTAATGAAATGTTTTATTTGTAATGGTGATGTTCTTTGGGGTAATGATTTTGATGCTGAAGATGTTTATGATAGTGATGAATATTTATTTGTAAGTAATTATAGTTGTAAAAATTGTAATGCTTCATATGAAGTTTGTCATGGAAAGAAAGAAAATGAACAGTAAACAAATGAAACCTATAAGAAGAAAAGCAAGACATATACTTGTTGAGTGGTTGCAGTCTTTGTTGTCTAAAGAAGAAGCTAGTAAGATTAATTATAAAAATGTATTTGATTTTATTCCTAATCAAACTCACTACTATGATAGACAAGAACAATTTAGACTACAACCTTGGTCTTATAAATGGATAGTAAAAAAATTAAAACGAAATCCAGAGTTGACAATAGATGATTTAAATGCTATGTTACAACCAACTGAAAAACAATTAAGAAGACAGGATAATATATTATAATGCCAAGTAAAGAAATGTTTAAAGGAGTTGCTTACGATAGCTTAGATAAGCAAATTGATGGAGACCACTACAAAGGTATGAAAATTCAACCTGCTCAATTTATAAATGAGAATCAATTATTATTTGCAGAGGGTAATGCAATTAAATATATTTGTAGACACTCTAAAAAAGGAAAACAAAAAGATATAGAAAAAGCAATTCACTATTTAGAAATGATATTGGAGAGAGACTATGACTAATGAATCACAAATAACACAACTAGAAAAAAGAGCAAGAGGTTTTCGCAGAATTATCTCAGCACTAAATGATTTACCTATGTATGGTATTAACAGACACTTAGATAAAATACTTCATGTTAAAATTGATGCTTTGAAAGACCATCTTAAATTAAAGATAACAAGAAACAATGAAAAGTTAAATGAAATGTATACTGAAAGTGTAGATAGTTTAGCTGATGATGATGGACAACAAGGAGAAGTTTCACCTGTTGTTATAGAAGATATACATAATAAGGAAATTATTAATGACAAATAATATAGTAGGTTTAAATGGTAAAAATATTAAACCACCTGAAAAAAAAGAAATTTATAATTTAAGAGTTTGTTTAATTGGGTCGGATGATTTAGATATTAAAAGAGTAGAAACATTTGGTGTTGCTGAAGATGGTTTCTTTATGGTAAAGTCTTTAGACAATCCTAAGTTTCCTGTATTCATGACTAATCCTGTTAGAATTAGAACTATTGAAACCTATAAAGAAGGTACTAATCCTATGACTAAACTTAGAAGCGAGAAGAATGATGATGATTTTCTTGTTGACTTACTGAAAGAAAAACATGAAAACCAATCGAAAACTTAAACAAAAGAAAAGAGTTAAAAGAAAAGAAGCACACTTGATGGGCTTTAAATTAATTATTAATAATCAAGGACAATTTATTACAGAATTATCTAAGTATCCTTTAGATAAAATTCATTTACATTTTAAAAAAGAAAATGCTGGTGTGATTAAAGCACTCTTAAAAGAATGTGATGCTAAATTTGGTATGTTAACTGAAGACTTAGAAAAGATTGCTTCAGATGTATATCATTCCTAAGATTCAACTATATCTTTAGCAACACAACTAAATTTAACATAAAGTTTACTATCATTAATTTGCTGTTTTGTTAAATCACTTCCAAATAAAATTTCATAACCATCACCCATACCATGTTTAACACATTCATAATGAGTTTTATGTTCAGTAATTACTTGTGGTATAATACAATTAGGTTGTCCTATCGAACATAATAATATTGTTAGTACATATATTTTTGTTGCTATCATAATTTTATTTTCTTATTGACAAGATAAACACTCATCACTATCTTTATCTAAATCAGCTAAAGCTTCTTCCTTGCATTGTTGACTACAAAACATATCTAGTTCTTCTTTAGGTTCAAATTCTTTTTTACATTTATTACAATTTTTTTTCATCTTTATTCCTCTATTATTTTTTTAATTGCTTTAGAACCATCTATATTTTCTTCAAGTTCAACTTTTACTTTCCCACATTTATATTCTATATTATTATTAGCTGTTCTCTCAGCTACTCTTTTTCCTTTTAAACAATCACTCATCGCAGGTTGTATCCTGTGTTCAGTTAACT